GAAAAGTGAAGAAAAATACATATATATTTGATCAGTCTGATTCTACAAACGCTACACACATTTTAGCATTTTCTAGAAACCCAAATAACGATCCAGCAGCCGCTTACACAACTGGAGTTACAACCACTGGAACACCAGGAACAGATGGTAAAACAACAATTGTTGTTGCACCTGTTAAAAAAACTGGTGCACCAGTTTTATTTTATTACTGCACTGTACATAGTGGCATGGGTAGTTCAGCTCAAACCATTTCACCAACTTCAGGTGTATCAGAATTTGACCCTACAATTGATGATGTAATTGAAGAGGCGTTTGAAAGAACAGGATTTGTAGGTGCAAGAACTGGTTATCATTTAAAATCTGCTAGAAGATCTTTAAATATTTTATTTCAAGAATGGGGAAACAGAGGTGTTCATTTATGGAAGGTAAAATTAGCCTCAGTTCCTTTAGTTGAAGGACAAGCTGAATATAATTTTGCAAGTGACTCATCAAATTTTCCAGATGATATCAGTGATATATTAGAAGTTTATGTTAGAAATAATACAACAGCGACTGCGCCTGTTGATACTACGATGACAAAAATAGATAGATCTGCATATGCAGCTTTACCAAACAAATTATCAAAAGGCACACCCTCACAATATTATGTAGAGAGAAAAAAGAATCCAAGTATATTTTTATATACAACACCAAGTTCGAGTTTTTCAGGATCTAATTATCAATTAAAATTTTATTACTTAGCTAAAATACAAGATGCAGGTCGTTATAATTATACTGCTGATGTTGTAAATAGATTTTTACCTTGCATGATGTCAGGTCTTGCATATTATTTAGGTCAAAAATATTCACCAGAAAGAAGTCAAGAATTGGAAAGAAGATATGAAAGTGAATTATTAAGAGCACTTGATGCCGATAATGAAAACACTTCAACTTATATATCACCACAAACATTTTATGGAGACGGAGTATAATGCCATTTTCTAGAGGTAAATATGCAAAAGCAATATCAGACCGATCAGGTCAAGAGTTTCCGTATAATGAAATGGTAAAAGAATGGAATGGAATGTTTGTTCATACTTCAGAGTATGAAGAAAAACACCCACAGTTAGAACCGAAACCTAAAGGGTCAGATGCACAAGGATTATTAAATGCAAGACCAGCTAGAACAGAAACAGCTGTTCCTCACTTATTACCTTTAAATCCATTTACAATAACAAATGCTTCTTCTGTAGTTTCTGTAAATGAACCTAATCATGGAAGATCAACAGGAGATACAGTAAGATTTAGAGACTCAATAAATTTATCTAATATTACAGCTGATACAATTAATTCTAGTTCAGGATATTCAATTACAAAAACAGATGATAATAATTACACATTTAATTCTGGAACAACGGCAAACACAACATTAACAGGAGGCGGTGGTTCTGCATCAGCAGGTCCCGTAACAGTAACTAACTAATGGCATACACACTTTCTAATTTACAAACTGATATAAGAAATTACACAGAAGTTGACAGCAATGTATTATCTGACAGCGTTCTATCAAGACTTATTCAAAATGCTGAAAGCAAGATTTACAGAGAAGTAGATTCTGATCAAGATAGATTTTACGCTACATCAAATTTAATTATAGGTAATAGATATGTGACTATTCCATCTGATTTAAGATTAATTAGATCTGTTCAGCTCAAAAATTCTGCTGGAGATCAGTTTTATTTAGAGCAAAAAGATACTACTTACATAGCTGAATATTACTCAGATCCTGGAAATAGCTCTGTTGACATACCAAAATACTATGCGAATTGGGACGCTAATTTTTGGGTAGTTGCTCCTACACCTGATCAAACCTATGAAATTACACTAGCCTACAATAAACAACCTACTAGTATTACTACAGATACTACAGGGACTTATCTGTCTAATAAATATCAAGATCTTTTATTATACGCATGCCTTGTAAATGCATATGGATACTTGAAAGGACCGGCAGATATGTTACAATACTATTCACAGGCTTATGAAAAAGCTTTACTATCGTACGCGATCGAACAACAAGGTCGTAGACGCCGAGACGAATATCAAGATGGGGTTATTCGTACCGTTTTGGAATCTAAAAATCCATCAAGTGCAAAATAAGGAGATAACACATGGCAAACATTGTACCATTCAGTTTTAAAGGTGAATTAGCATCAGGCACGCATAATTTTGCATCTGGTGGTAACACTTTTAAATTAGCATTGTACACAGCAAATCCGTACACAACATCAAGCACGACTAAAGTAGCAACTAACGAAGTTAGTTCTGCAGGTGGTAGTAACTACACAGCAGGTGGAAATACTTTAACAGGTCAATCAGTAACAGCTACAACAGCTACAACTGCAATTGACTTTGCAGATACGTCTTGGTCTAGTGCAACTTTCACAGCAGCGTTTGGAGCTATTTATGATACTAGCGCTTCTGATAAGTTAGTTGTAGTTTTGGATTTTGGTGGTAATAAGACGGCAACAAACGGAACGTTTACAATAGCGTTTCCTGATCCGGCTACACCAAGCAATGCGATTATAAGTATAACATCATAAGGAGATTAAATGGCTTTAGTAATAAATGATAGAGTAAAAGTAACAAGTACAACTACTGGTACAGGTGCGATGGCACTTGGAGCAGCAGCAACTGGTTTTGAAACTTTTGCACAAGGTATTGGAAATAACAATACGACTTACTATTGTATATTTAATCAAGGAACAAGTGAATTTGAAGTTGGTCTAGGTACATTAGATGGATCAAGTGCAAATCTAACTAGAACTACAGTTATCTCTAGTTCTAATTCAGATTCAGCGGTTGATTTTTCTGCTGGAACTAAAGATGTATTTTGTACATTACCAGCTAGCAAATCGGTTTATCTAGATGCATCAGATAATCCAGTAGGAGCAGCAAGCAACGGTTTTGCATTAGCGATGGCGGTTGCATTATAAGGAAAAAATATGGCACAAGATTTTAGAAACGTATTAGTTAGAACAATTGGAACATCAGATACTACATTGTTAGCAGGTGGAAACTACGATGCAGTTATTGGAATTAGATGTTGTAATATTTTAACATCAACAATTGCTATTGATGTTAAGATCGCTAAAGGCGGCGCTGACTACTTCCTTGCAAAAGGAGTTGTCATACCACCTAATTCTGCTATTGAATTAATTCAAGGCGGAGCAAAAATTGTTTTAGCTAGTGGTGATACGTTAGAGGCAGTCTCTGATACGGCGAGTAGTTTAGACGTGGTTCTTTCGTACATCGATACAATTAGTTCGTAGGAGAAATTATGACGGCAATAATAAATGGCATTCAATATATTGGAGGTCAAACAGCGCCAAATGAGTTTATACCAAATCAAGCGGCAACAATTGATGGAACCCAAACTGTTGAAAATGCAGTTCTTGCAGGACCAATTACTATTCCTGCTACAATAACAGTAACAGGGACGTTGGTGGTAGTTTAATGAGTAAAATAAACGTAAATCAAGTTGATACACAATGCGGATCTACACTAACTTTAGGTTCGTCAGGTAAAACTGTAACACTTGCAAGTGGTGCATCTCAATCAGGTTTTGGTCGTACTGGAACTGTAGATTGGTGTACAACAGCTAAAACATCTCCGTTTACTGCAACTAGCGGTGATGGTTTTTTTGTGAATACAAGTGGGGGTGCAGTAACTGTTACACTACCAAGCTCACCATCTGCTGGTGATATAGTCTCTATTAAAGATTATGCAGGAACTTTTGGTTCAAATAATCTTACAATCGGTAGAAATGGTTCTAAAATAGGTGGTTTATGTTTAGATGCTACAGTTGATACTGCTGGTGATTCTATTACTTTAATTTATGTTGATGGAACACAAGGATGGTTAAATATTCAAACAGATGATACTATTCAAGGACAATCTTTTGTTGCAGCGACAGGTGGTACAGTTACTACTTGTGGAAACTTTAAAATTCACACATTTACAGCAGACGGATGTTTTGCGGTAACAGATGCAGGGACTCCCTCAGGATCAAATTCAGTTTCATATTTAGTAATAGGTGGTGGAGGATCAGCAGGAGGTTGGGCTCCAGGTGGAGGTGGTGCTGGTGGATTTAGAGAAGGAAAAGCTGTAAATAATGGAAATCCAGATAGTTATACAGCTAGTCCTTTAGCAGCAGCAAGTGGTGTTCCTGTCTTGGCTCAAACATATCCTATAACAGTGGGTGCTGGAGGTGCAGGACAACCCTACCCAAGTAGAAATTCAACAACAAAAGGTTCAAATTCAGTATTTAGTACAATAACATCAGCAGGTGGAGGTGTAGGTGCGCCTAACGATGCTTTTCCTGGACATGATTCAGGTGCAACTGTTGGAAATGGTGGGTCAGGTGGTGGTTCCACTGCATCACCAACTACAGTTGGTCAAGGAAATGAACCACCAGTTTCACCACCTCAAGGCAATAATGGTGGTCAAGGTGGAACAGGTGGTGGTGCAGGTTATTTTGGTGGAGGCGGTGGTGGTGCAGGTGCAGTTGGAAGTAATGCAGGTCCACCTAATGATGCAGGTCCAGGTGGTGCAGGTTTAGCTTCTTCTATAAATGGAACTCCAACTTTAAGAGCAGGAGGTGGAGGTGGAGGAAACGTTGCAACTGGTTCTTCAACAGGAGGTCCAGGAGGTGGCGGAGGTTCAACTCCATCAGGATCATCAAGCGGAACAGCTAATACAGGTGGTGGAGGTGGTGGATCTTATGCCCCAACTCCAACAGGAACTTCTGCTGGAGCAGGTGGGTCAGGTGGGTCAGGAGTAGTAATAATAAGATATAAGTTTCAATAGGTAAATTATGGCAAGTATAATTAAAACAGATAACATACAAAAAGTTTCAGACGATTCTAACATCATTAAAAAATGTGGATCAACAATTACAGTTGGTTCAAGTGGAGCAACTGTTGCGTTAGCGTGTGGAGCTTCTCAAACAGGTTTTGGTACTCCATCTTCATCAGTATTGTGGTGTACAACTGCAAAAACTTCTCCTTTTACGGCAGCAGATAAAGTAGGATATTTTGTAAATACGTCTGGCGGAGCAATAACAGTTACATTACCTGCTTCACCGACGGCTGGATCTGTAGTCGCTTTTAAAGATTATAATAAGACTTGGGATACAAACAATGTAACTCTTAACAGAAATGGATCAAAAATTGGAGGTAACACAGCTTGCGCTACATTAACCACAGAAGGTCAATCAGTAAGTTTAATTTATGTAGATGCTACTAGAGGTTGGATAGATATTCAAGATTCTACAGCAGATGTTATTGGAGAAGCCTTTGTTGTAGCAACTGGTGGTACCATTATAACTTGTGGAAATTATAAAATTCATGCTTTTACATCGTCAGGATGTTTTCAAGTCACTAAAGCTGGTCAAGCGTGTGGATCAAATAAAATTGAATATGCAGTAGTAGGTGGAGGAGGAGGTGGTGGAAGAGGACCAAGTTCACCTTCAGTTTTTGGAGGAGGCGGAGGTGGTGCCGGTGGTTTTAGAGCATCAGATGGAACAAGTCCAAGTGGTCCTTACACTGCTGGACCTTCACCAATAGTAGGATGCGTTGGAGCTGTTACAGCTTCAGTTGCAACTTTCCCAATTACAATAGGTGCAGGTGGAGCAGGAGGTGCTTCAAATAATAGTGGAGCATCAGGAAGTAATACAATATTTTCAACTGTAACATCAGCTGGCGGTGGTGGCGGAGGCGGTGGTAATGCTAATCCCGGAATAGATGGAGCATCTGGTGGTGGAGGTGGAACTGGCCCTAGTCCAGGAGTATCAACTAGACCAGGTGGAACTGGAAATACTCCACCGGTAAGTCCCCCTCAAGGAAATACAGGTGGAACATCAAATTATAAAACTGCTCAAAATTTCGCTGGTGGTGGTGGCGGTGGAATATTAGGTGTTGGTGTTAATGGAAGTGGTAACACTGGAGGAGTAGGAGGTCCTGGACTTGGAACTGCTATTATCCCAAGTTCTGCACCTACAGCACCTAGTTATGGTGCTACTGGACCATGTGCAGCTTTAAGATATTTTGCTGGTGGTGGAGGAGGAGCAGGATTAACTAATGACCAAACTGACCCTAATAGACTTCCAATAGCTGGTGGAGCTGCAGGAGGAGAATATCCAGCAGGTTCTGGGCTTACAAATGGAATATCTGGAATAGCAACTACAGGAGGAGGTGGTGGAGCAGGTAGTGTAACTGCTACTACTGGAAATGGTGGAGCTGGAGTGGTATTATTAAGATACAAATTTCAATAAAATAAATTATGAGTACAATTAAAGTAAACACAGTAACAAAAAGAACAGGCAGCACACTTACATTAGGTGAGTGCGGTGCAACAGTACAATTAGCAACTGGTGCTACACAAACAGGATTTGGTAGAACAGGAACAGTTGACTGGTGTACGACTGCCAAGACTTCACCTTTTACTTCTGTAAGTGGTAATGGCTATTTCGTTAATACGACTAGCGGTGCGGTTACTGTAACTTTACCTGCAAGTCCTAGTGCTGGTGATATAGTTGCTATAGCTGATTATGCTTCAACTTGGCAGACTAATAATTTAACTTTGTGTAGAAATTCATCTA